GCAAGGGCAGGGAAGTCGGAGTCAAGGAAGCCGACCTCAAGATCAAGCAGCAGAAGGTCCTCGTCGACGCAGCGGCGGAAAAGGACAAGCTGGACATCGAGCGGGAGCGCATCGCGTCACAAGAGCGTATCGCTGGCCTGCAGGTCGGGGCCAAGGTCGCTACAGCCAAAGGGCAGCTTGAGTCAAAAGACAAGCTGGAGGGCATGCGCCTTGGAGTAGACGTGGCCAAGGAAACCGAGGCCATGAGAGAGCGTAAACAACCCGTGGCTCCGCAAACAGAGCCCGCAAAGGAGAAGACTGATGGACAGTAGTGTCCTTAGACACATCGTAGATCGCATCGACGAGGAGATTGCCAAATCCAGCACTTCGCTGGGTGAGGGCAAGGCGACGGACTACGGAGACTACAAGTGGCGCTGCGGCATCGTCCGGGGCTACCTGCTTGCAAAAGGCATCATGATGGATGTCACAGATCACATGGAGAACGACGATGGCTAAGCCAAAACTTATCCTTCCAGAACACTACACCAAAGACAACGACGGCCTAAACAAAAACTGGTCGGACGTAGACACTGTATTCCTTAATCCTCCCTACTCTCAAATGGATTTATGGGTAGACAAGCTGATTCAGGAGTTGGATAAAAATGATTTTTTGCAAGCAATACTTTTAGCGAACGCCTCAACAGATACAAAGTGGTTCCACAAGCTCTGTGACGCTTCGCACTATAGCCGACCCTTGGCTTGTTTCGTTCGTGGCCGTATCAAATTTAGATCGCCCTACATTATAGAAAGCAAAAAAGACAGACCAGAAAAACCAAGCGTGTTTTTCTATCTGTGCGGCGTGTCCATGAACCAAGACACTTTCAAGGAAGTTTTTGAGCAAATAGGGCATGTGGTGGAACTTTAGCACATGGAAACCAGCACGGCTTATAAACAAAACAACTACCAGTATCCCTACAAGCAAAAGGTGGCGCTCTTTGCTCCTGTTTCTATGCCCAGTGTAAGCACAAACAATCAATGGTGCATCAACTGCAAAGGCGAAAACGCTTTCTATTTTTGCCAGCACCATATTAAAGGTAACTCGTTTTGTGGCAAGCAGCTATGTAGGGCGTGTGTGCATTTTGGCGCTAGTGGTATGGATTATTGCAGGCAACATTTACCCGTTACAAAAAAGCTAGGCACTATCACGGTAGGTAATATCTACCACTACAAAGATTTTAATGCAGGTGAATACATAGGACGAAAGACAGTCAAAGATTGGGGCTATCACTTAGGAAGCGCTTTGGCTAACCCTAGATATATCAATATACAAACGGCTACCGAGGAAGAGAAGGAAGCCAATCTAAACAACTATAAATCAATCCTAAAGGTTGATATGAGGCTCAAGGGCGCTATGTGGCGCGACCTAGTTCGCCTTAGAGATTTAGTTTTAGCAGGCAAGCCAGTACTCTTGCTGTGCTGGTGCAAGAACAAGCAAGGGCAAGGCAAATGCCACGGCGACATAGTGAAAGCGGCGATTGAATGGATGATCGCAGATAAATACAAAACAATATTTAATGGAAATTTATACAAGGTAAACAGAAATGGAAGATAAAAATTTATACCCAAACACTTTTCAAGTTAATAATTTTTACATAGATAAATGCCTACACTTGTTAGATGGCAACGAAATCAAAGTGTTGCTTTACGTGATCAGACGCATTATAGGCTTTAATAAGCAGTTTGATAGAATTAGTTTAGGTCAATTTGAAAACGGCATAGTTTCAAAAAGTGGCGAGCGTCTTGATTTTGGTGTTGGTATCAGTAAGCCTAGTATAGTAAAAGCCCTGAGTGAATTAAATAGATACGGGTTTTTGATAGAACTGGAGAGAAGTAATAATCCTAAGCTTGGCAACGCTTACACTCTGCAATTTGACTACAGTAAAATTAACTTAATCGCTCTTGAAGAAAGAGAGTTAAATAAGGGTAAGACTACTAGTAAAAAATCTTTACTAGTAAAAAATATTGACCAGTTAAATTCGTTTACTAGTAAAAAATCTTTACTAGTAGATCAACCTAAAAATGAGCAAAAATCAGTAGACTTACTAGTTAACGAATTTAACACACAAAACTCAGTAAGAGAAGAAGAAGAAAAGAAAGAGAAGAAACAAGAATCACACAACTCTTCGAGTGTGTGTTCGGCGACTCAAGAAAATTTATTTCCTTCACAAAAACAAATTGAAGGAAAAACTAAATCTGCTCCAAAAATTAAGCCTGCAAAAACTAGCGAAGCAGACCCAAGGTTTAATCACCCTGGGTTAGTTGCAATTAAGGAAATTATTGCTAGTGCAGGATCAAAAGATTTTCCAAGCAAACCTGTATGGGATGATTTAATTGCTGTGCTAGGAAACAACCCAGATATAGCAAGATTGCAGCAATGCGCTAAGGCGTGGTTATTGAAGGGTTGGAGAATCGGCAACTTGACCTGGGTAACTGAGTGGTACAAAGATGGTATGCCAGTTAGTGAGCACAAGCAAAACCATTCAAATCAACCAACACCAGAAACAGCTTCTACTCAACCGACACAAAGAAAACATTTCCCGACAGATGAAGAGTTGGCAGCTATGCCTAGAAATCAACAACGTTGGTATGAATACAACAGAAAATATTTCCTAGATCCTGAAAGCCCAACAATGCAAGCACCAGTGAACAGATACACAAACTAAATCACGAGGGAAAAGAAAATGGATATCGGGGAAATCAGCAAGAGACTAGCAGGTAGAGCAGAAGAGATTGCAAATTATTTGCTTCCTAATGGCAAGCGCAAAGGACAAGAATATTGTGTAGGTTCCATATCTGGCGAACAGGGCGACTCTCTAAAAATCCACTTATCAGGAAACAAAGCTGGAGTATGGAAAGATTTTGCCAAGGGCGATGCTGGAGATTTGATTGATCTTTGGGCTGCTGCAAAAAACCTAGAACTCAAGGACGCAATCAAAGACGCAAAAGAATATTTAGGTATCACAGAGCCAAACTTCGCAGGGTATAAACAAAAAACTTATAAAACCCCAGAAAAACCAAATTGCAAAAAACCCACTGAAGGTTCGCCGGTTTTTGAATATTTGACCAAGGAAAGAAAACTTAGCCAAGAAACCTTAAAAGCTTATCAAATAGGCGAAACAACGGATGCTAAAGGTGGAATTATTTTGTTTCCCTTTAAGCGCAGTGAACAACTTTTTAACATTAAATCTCTAAGAATCGAACGTAACGAGAAGGGCAAAAAGGTTAGCTGGCTTGCTACTGGCTGTGAGTTGGCACTGTTTGGCACTCAGGTAATTAAACCAACTGATAGAAAAATCTTAATCACAGAGGGCGAGCTAGATGCTGCTAGTTGGTATCAATACGGTTTTCCTGCTGTGTCAGTTCCTAACGGCGCTAAAAGTTTAACTTGGGTAGAAAACGAGTTTGAATACCTAGAAAGATTTGACACAATTTATTTGTCCTTTGATATGGACGAAGAAGGGCACAAGGGAGTCAAGGATCTAGTAGAGCGATTAGGATTGCATCGTTGCAGGATTATTAGTTTACCTTTCAAGGATGCCAACGAATGCCTACAAAATAATATTTCTAGTGAGGAAATGGCAGGTTTTTATAGTGACGCTGGTTACTGCGATCCAAGTGAGTTGAAGCGCCCTTCTAGCTATACGGATGCTCTCATAGAAGAGTTTTACCCCACTGACCAAGCAAAGATAGGGTTTAAGCCTGTTTGGCCTAAGATGCAAAAATATCTTACTTTTAGACCAGGAGAGCTATCTGTTTGGGCAGGCTTCAATTCTCACGGAAAAACTACTTTTGTTAGCCAAATAATGCTTACTGCCATAGCGCAAGGTGAAAAAGCTTGTTTGGTTTCTTTAGAAACTCACCCTGTTAAAAACCTTAAAAAACTTACTAGGCAAGCCACTGGCTTAAGTTGTCCTAACCCTAACTATATCAGGAAAGCGCAAGAATATTTTGACGGCAAACTATGGATTTATGATTGGGTTGGAACAGGCAACTCAGACAGAATTTTAGAGGTTTGGGATTATGCTCGCCGTCGCTATGGGGTCACTCAATTTTATCTAGATAACCTCATGAGGGTAGGCATAGGAGAAGATGATTATAGTGGGCAAAAGAAATTTGTAAATAGCTTAGCTGAATTTGCTACTAGGTACAATGTAGGCGTTAATCTAGTAGTCCATACCCGTAAAGCAGAAAACGATCACAATGCTGGCAGCCGTTTAGATGTTCGCGGCGCTGGTGCTATTACAGATTTAGCGCATAACGTTTTTGTTATCTGGAAAAACCACAAGAAACACCAAGAGTTATCAAAATGCCTAGATGAGGGCAAAGACGCACCCTTGGATCTTATCAATCAACCTGACGCGGCTTTTATTTGTGATAAGCAACGTGATGGTGATTGGGTGGGCAGGTTGTCTTTTTGGTTTGATCAAGAATCTCAGCAGTACCTGCAAAACCAGCAAGATATTCCTGTTGTTTATATTGCAGAACACGAAGAGGAGTATATATAAGTCATGACAGGCAAAGAGGTTATCGAAACATTAAACGATCAAGGTATTAACGTAGCTATCCAAAATAGCAGTATTAAATTATCCGGCTGTGTAACCAACGAGCATAGAAATTTAGTAAAGGCAAACAAACAGTTAGTTATTGAAGAGTTGCAAAAAGGCGCAGAGCCAGAATTTTTAACCAGCGAGCAACAGGTCAAACAACTAGTTACTTGGGGATATGAGCAAGAACTAGCTGAGCTAATTGTGTGGGCTTGGGAGAATGATCAGAAGTGGCCTATTGAGCCATTTTATTTACAGACTTCACTAAGAGCAGAACCTTTTGTTGTCGGCAATCCTAAGGCGTTTTATCACAGCATAGGTATATCTATTAATGATCCTGTTGAGGGTGGAATAAACAGACAAGATCTAAAAGCAATTCTTGGCGGGTTAAAGGCTTTGGTTGAAGAACAACAAAGAGAACTGGTTACAGCTTAGGAGAAATCTTGTGATAGTTAATCAAATAATAGGCACGAAAGTATCAGTCAAAACCGAGTTAGCCGAACTGCTCACAAGGACATTTCGGCAACTCGACAAGTTCCGCACTAAAGCAGAAGTACTCGGGGCAGAAGTCGAACGGCTAAAGAAGGAAAACAGCGAACTACGTAAACGGCTAGCGAGGGCGGAAACACAGTGAGAAGGCGCGCCAGGAAAGACGAAAACCAAAACCCAATAGTGCAAGCGCTAGCACAAGCAGGCATACAAGTTGTTGATACTAGCGCCGTTGGTAATGGGTTCCCTGATTTAGTCTTAGGTTTTCGTGGAAAGAACTATTTGATCGAGGTAAAGAACCCCGCCAAGCCCAAAGCTGACAGGCAATTAACCGACGATCAAAAGAAGTTTCACGCTACTTGGAACGGGCAAATCAACACGGTCGAGACAATCGACGAGATACTAGCAATTATAGGGGTGACAAAATGAACAACAACAACTCCTGCCAGTACTGCAACGCTCCATTAATACTTCCGCACCAGCAGCAATCTCACGAGCAGCAGCTAGAGGCAGAACGGCAAGCGCGATTTGATTTTGTTTTCAATATTGTTTGGTAGCCCAATTGTAGGGTTAATTATTTAGTTTCATTGATCAAGTTTCAGTTTTACAAATTAGGCAATGCGCTCAATTCACACAATGAGCAGGAAGCGCACAGGGCAGCAAAAGAACTGGTAGAAGGCGGCAGGGAGATAATGAAGGAGGCGGGGTTGTGACCAACAAACAATCACGAGCAATCAACCGACTACGCAAGCGAGGGGTAAAGCTCAGTGCACAGGATGAATTAGAGGTTAAGGCTTGGCAAAAATTGCATGATGAGCTATGGCCTAGGCCAAACACAGCAATGTTTCTTGGTCCCATGGTAAGACCAGGAGTTGATTATATCGAAGAACAAGAGCGAATGACTGAGGCAGACTGGAGCACATTGGTTGAGCGTTTGGCTAAAGCGCAAGAAGCAATCCAGCGAATTGCGGAAAATAGAAAATTCGCAACTCCAGAACAGGACAGATTGAGTTATTTCGAGAAGAAAAAGGAGGATGAATAAATGTTTATCAGGCAGAAACTAATTAAGAAAATTTGTCGGCTAAAAGACTGGTTTCAAGGTTTAGATTTGATGGATTGCCTCGTTGCTGTTATGGTGTTCGTGGCGTGTAATGCTCTTGGTTTGGGGGTTTACGTTCTTTTGAATCCTTGTAGATACAGAGTTGAGGTATTGGACGATCAGTTAAAGATAATTCAAACTTATAGAAACGTTAAGTGTCTGGATCACGGTTGTAATTCTTTTGCTACTGATCAGGGCGAAAGATTTAGCTTCCCTAACAGTAACATCAGAGCAGAACTAGAGAAAGGAGATAAATAACCACGAATGAAACAACTCACGAACAGGGAAACGCAGGTGCTAAAGCTTTACGCCAAAGGCCATAGACAAAAAGAAATCGCGGCAAAATTAAATATTTCCAAACACACTGTAAAAAACACCATAGCCAACATAGCCAACAAAACCGGCATAACGGGCGCGGTCAACCTAGCAAACTATGCTAGAGATAATAGTATTATTATTTAGTCCTTATGGATTAGCCGCTAAGGATTAGCAATTAAAGACTATTGACAGAGTATATAAAAGCGTGGTTTGATTGTGTATCTAAAAATTTATTGTACTTCCTATTGTGGTTAAGTACTCCAACTTTCGGAACTCCTAATAAATCTTCTTATTGGTCGAGTATGCGAATTTTAGACACTAGGAGTAGTGTTCTCAAAATTCGATGATTTGGCAAATTTAACACCTAAAACAATGTCGCGCAAAAGAACACCAGAGCAAAGAAGACAAGCAAAAAGCAAAAAGCAAATGCTTGAATATAATCAGGTTTTGGAAATGTGCAAAAGAGAAACTATTGAGAATCTTAAGCAGACCCAAAATCAAAGAACAGTGAAACACTTGCTAGATATTTCTAGCGCCAAAGTTGTTAAAGGTAAATCTCGCGACGTTCGCAACTGCCCAATCTTACTCAAAGAACCAGGCTTGCCAAAAGAAATAGCTGACCAAAATATTAGAAACTTTGAAGCAAGATTTAGCGAACAAGATTTAGTTTTATACTAGAAGGATCGTATGCCACTTAAAAACCTAAAAGATATCCACCCAATGGAATACAGTGCTCAGTCTCAAGAGGAAATTGACACAATTGAGAAGCTAAATAAACCGCTTCGTGAATTGTATGATTTTGTAGATAGCGAGCTTCCAGAATCAGCAGATAAGACTGTATTACTTAGAAAGTTCTTAGAATTGCGCACACAATTGAATCAAACCATTGTGCTAAACGGCGTTAAGCCCAACTAACATTTCTCTTTCATTAACCTCCTTGTTTAAGAAATTCTTTCATAATCGAGCAACAAACGCACCTACATTCAGGCAGGCCAACGCGTCTGATAAAGGCGCGCGGGTCTGCTAGGTTTTTCCGCCTTACACCATGAGCCTTACAATTTATGTCAAGTAGTGCAAATAAACTAACGGAGTGCCAAAGGGTTAAAGCTAAAGAAATAATTGCTAAAGTCATTCTAAGGAAAGGCACACAAGAAAAAGCCACTGAAGAAATAGAAAAGATTCTTGGTGTTAAAATTAGCAGAGTGCAAGTTTCTCACTATGTAAAGGACTTGCAAAAAGAGTGGTTGGCCAATGCACAAAGGGACGTTGAGGTTATTAAAGCTGAAGAGGTAGCCGAACTAGACAGTTTAAAAGGTGAAGTTTATGAGCAATGGGAGAGAAGTAAATTAAATGCTGAAACGACTACCACTAAGCTAGTCGGTGTTGATGAGGTTAAATCAAATAAAGCGAAAAACTCTCTCGATGATGAAATAGAAGATCCTAGGGATAGTAAGCTACAAGTTCAAACAGAGGAAACAAAAAAGATAAGTGGTCAATCTGGAGATCCTCGATACATCCATAACCTCATAGAAATCTCACAGCAGAAAGCAAAGATCCTTGGGCTTAACGCTCCTGAGAAATTAGAAATATCTTGGGAAGAAACTTTAGTTGTTAATAATATCCCTCAACAGAAAATAGATAAAATTAAACAAGCAACAGATGAATACAATAAGCAGGTTGCCGCAATCCTTGCAGACACAACAATTAGCCAGGATAGTAACGAATAGTAATGCTTCTGCCAGTATTACTCAGATTCTAAGCCGAGAAAAAGAATTAGCAAAAATTCCTTACATCAACATTGAGCTAAGAGGAAACAATAAAAAGGTTCAGACATTAGAGAGCAAGGAAATAATTTTATTTGGTGGGGCTGGCACAGGTAAGAGCGTTGGCAACGTAACAAAACTGCATAATTTATGCAGGCAATATCCAAACCTTAGAGTTTTGATAGTTAGAAAAACTAGGGAGTCTTTAACTGAAACAGGAATGGTCACTTTTGAGAAGTTGCTTCCTGACGATTGCCCACTAACAAAAGGATTAAAAAGGAATTTTAGACAGCATTACAAATATCCAAACGGGTCAATAATTGTTCTAGGAGGACTAGATAACCCAATCAAGATAATGTCAGGGGATTACGATCTTATCTTTGTGCAAGAAGCTGGAGAGACTGAAGAATCAGACTGGGAAATGCTATCAACTCGGCTTAGAAATAACGAGTTGTTTTATCAGCAAATAATTGGAGATTGTAACCCTGGCCCACCTGACCACTGGATAAAAAAACGTGAAAGTAGAGGTAAGCTTACCCTACTAGAAACTAAACATGAGGACAATCCAAGATTTTATGATTTAAATAAACAGGATTGGACGAATGAAGGCAAAGAGTATTTAGCCCTATTAGAGCAACTATCAGGTGAACGCTATTGGCAACTGAGACATGGTAAATGGACACAGGCAGAAGGGTTAGTATACGAGAAATGGCGAGATTGCCCAGAAGAACCAGAGAACAGCAATGTTTACGACGATGCTTATTCAGACTACTTTGAAGGCGAGCCTGTATTATGGGGCGTCGATGATGGCTACTCAGGAGAGTTTGATAAGGACGGTGACTTTACTCCTGATTCTCACCCACGAGTTATTTTATTTGCCCAAGAAAGACGTAATGGCGATTTAGTTATTTTTGATGAAATTTATAAAATCAAAACCTTACCAGAGGATCAAATCAAGGAAGCGCTAGACAAGTTCTATAGTAAGCCCAATATAGCAATAGTTGATAGGTCAGCAGCCACTCTTAAAGGTCGTTTATATGACGACAATTACATTATGTATGAGAACAGTAAAGGCACTATTGATGAAGGGGTTAAGGAATTAAGATCTTGGATTGCTCCTGATCAGAACGGCCATAGAAGGATAATTATTCATACCCGATGCAAACACTTAAGATCAGAGATGGTTAGCTACGTAAACGGTAAAGACGGCAAACCGTTGAAGAAAAGGGATCACGGCCCCGACATACTTAGATACCTCGTTATGCATTTAGCTAACAGATACAACTAAAAGGAAAACCAAATGGCAAAGAAACAAACAGAATCAGTAACTGAGAATCAGCAGCCACTAGAAGCAGAAGCAGAAGTAAAGCAGGAAACAGTTGAAATTGTAGAAGAGCAGCCACTAGAAGCAGAAGTAAAACGTGAAGAAGGTATTACCGATGCTGCTATTTTAGGGGATTCTATTTATTTTATTAAAGGTAAGAAAGCTGTGCGAAAAGGCAAAGACGGGAAAGAGAAAGAACTATTTGATTTTAATTGTCTTACTCCTGCTCCTAGCTTAGTGACCATTGAAGGATTTTATTTAGATAAATTGGTTTTTCTTGTTGATGGGAAATTAGTTTATCTCACAGATCGCTCAAACCTTGGACTACTAGCAGAGTAGTTGATTACTCACTCGCCATGTCTTTTTTAAGTAAATTCCAAAACATTCCCATAGTCAAACGAGCTTCTACTATCTATAGCAATGTTATAGGTAGTAATCAGGCTAGTGTTACGCCTCAAGGAACTCCAGTTAGGACGGGAGAAACTCACCCGCTGGTTGGTTTTAGTGATCCTACTCCTTCACAGCATGAGCTTAATTTTAGTTACAATACACCTCAACAAAGGGGTAGGAGGAATATTCAGTTAGACGTAATGACCGCGTTAAACATCGAGCGAAAAACTGCTTTAAAGAATTTAGCCTATGATGGAGCTGGTATATTTCAACGTATCAGAGTTGTTAGTGCAGTAAATAAAGCTCTTACACAGAAGGTAGTGGATGATTTTGTTAAAAGAGTAAAGTTAAAGCGCTACTTGGCCGAAATGTTCAGGCGCTGTTTGCTGTATGGCAATGGCTACCTACAACATGAAATTATTAGGATTGATAGTAGTAAGGCGCAAATAAAACAACTCTTTTGGATGCCTGTATATGCAATGATCAGGGTCACTAATGAACTCGATCAATTCATAAATAAAGACGAAGCCTTTCAATTGCCTGATTTATCTTTAGGTGTTTGGCAAAAGAACACTAATGTAAAACTTCCTGAATGGGCAATCAACCATGTTCGTTTCTTCAATCTTCCTGGTGAACCCTATGGTTTTTCTTTATTAGAGTCGAATCTTGCAAGTAAAACCAGCGAGCAATTAGTTGACTTACTAGTTGAATTGTACTGGCAACGTAAATACTCAGCTGTTACGGATATTCATTT